ATTTTAAATCAAAAGAACTATACAAGCAGTATTCATTGAAAGCTCAAATAAGAGAACTAGATGAAATGGCTGATAAAAGTATAGCTGAGATCAAAGAATATTTAAAAGTTAACGCTAGAAAAGCACAAGTTGATCCTGAAGGAATTAAACAATTAAAGACAGAAGTAAGGCAGTCTAGGAAAGTATTAACTGATATACTAAAGAACGAAGAGATAGCAGCTAAGAATGAATTTAATAAAGAATTTCTTAAAGCATTTCAATCGATGGGTAGACACGGCACTGAGGGTATTAATAATGTAGAATTAGCTATTAGAGCTGGAGAAACCTATAGAATGAACACTGGTTTATTAATGGGGTTTAGAACTTTTATTATAGGTTTACCGTCAGGTGTTATTAATTTAACACTACAACCTTTGGAACAAGCCGTAAAAACTTTATTAAAAACAAGAAACTTACAAAAGATAAATAGATTTAATAGAGAAATAAAAGCACATAAGTTAGCTATTGCTGATATTGCTGCTGTAAAATCATATTTCACATCTTTTATAGACGCATTAAGGGTTGCTAAGAATACGCTTAAATACGGAGAAGAAGGTTCTTTTATGCCTCAACTAATGCGTAGGCATGAAGAAGATTTAACGAGCGTATTGGATTCAGTAAAAGCTAAAGAAAAACCGTACACTATAAACTTTAAAAACAAAAAAGAGCTAGAGAAAATGGTAAAAGCTTACGGTGTGGATAATCCAGAGAATGCTACATTGTTTAGGAGATTCCTAGAAGATGTTGCGTTAGGAGAAGCTTCTACTCGTTTAAGTAAACTAACCCGCCCTCTTTTCGATTTATCATTTAGAGCTATGCAAATACCAGATCAAGCTATGATATTTTTAGGTTATATGCGTGGTCAAGATGCTTTCTTTACGAAACAAGGAATCGAGAACGGTTTATCAGGCAAACAGTTACAAGACTTCGTTAAGGAAAATATGGATAGAGCTGTGGCTAGAACAGATGATGGACTTATTAGAGCATCCCAATTAGAGGAGTTACAAGATGTTGAGCAGTTAGCTAGGATGATTACGTTTCAGCAGGAATACGCTGATAAATATGTATCTCAGTTCGCTAAAGGATTCGCCGACTGGTCTAGAGGTGGAGGTAGAGGGGGCCCAGACTTTCTTTCTCGATTTGATGACCCATATATGAATCCTTCTAAAATAGCTGCTAGATTTTTATCTATGTTTATAAAGACACCAACAGCTGTTGCTCAATGGTCTGTAGATAAATTCCCAATTACAAGAGGCACTCATTTAGCGTTAATGGCTGCGGGCGGTGTTACTAAAAACACAGTCGGTACTAATACTCAGAGAGCCATTAGGAGGTTAGAAAAATCTATAAAAGATATAGATAACGCCTTAACCCTTAAACCCCTAACAAAAGACACTAAGGATGATTTTTTCAGACAAAGAGCAGACTTAATAAAAACGAAAGAAGATTTAATTTTAAAACAAGCTGAAATAAGGGCGGAAGCTTTAACTGACTTTTTTCTTGGAACTACTTTATTAGTAGGCATTACACACTGGTTGGCTGCTGGTCGGATAACTGGGTCGGGTGCTCATTTAAGTAGGGAGCAAAGAGATAGATTAATTAAGGGAGAAGCTGCTTGGAGGCCTAATCACATATATGTTGAGTGGGATGGTAAGACAAAAGCTATAGATTATAGTAGGTTAGAACCGTTATCCACCATCCTATCGTCTTATGTTGATATGATTCACCATTTAGAGTTTTCACAAGAAGACCCCACAGATGATGATTTAAATATGTTTAATGTAATGTTAACCTCTTTGATTTATAATTTTAAAAACAAATACTTCTTAAGAGGACTTAGTGATTTTATGGATTTATTTAATCCTAATACTCCAGAGGGTAAATGGGAATCTTTCGCTGCAAGTCAAGTAGGGACATTTATACCAAGACCTATTTCTGAATTTAATAAAATAAATCAAGAATACGCAGAGTACGCCATAGGTTTCCAAGAGAAAGTTAAGTTAAGATCAGGTAGGACAAACCAACGATTTGAAAGAAATTTATTTGGAGAAAAGGTGTCCCGTATATATGGTCAGGAAGGTATATGGGGGATGGTTAATCCTATTTATGTTACTGACGTAAAGGATGACTCTGTTATGGGCGAGATAACTAACTTCAGGGACCCTGTGGGAAAAGGAGATTTTTATAGAAAAAGAGGTTTGCGGGGTGATATAGACCTAAGGAAGTTTAGAAATAAATCTAATCAATATCCGTTGTTTCAAGCTTACTCTGATTTAATAAGTAGTAAAAAGAAAGAAGTTGAAATTGATGGTAGAGTATACAACGCAACGCTCAGGGGTGCTATCAGACGTTTAATAAGAACTAAAGAATATAGAGATGCTATAACCGCTGGTGAGGCCTTGGAAGGCGAAGTTACTAAGATTGATTTAATAAGCGGATATATCGACGAATACAGGTCGCACTTCTGGAACCAAATGAAAGAAGATAGGCGTTACAATAATTACGTAGACGAGGATGGCGTATCGTGGAAAAACTTTGTAAGAATCGAAGGCGTGGAAGAACGACGCAAAAAAAGAACCCAACGCACGAAAGGATTGGAAGAACTAATGTTACCCGCTCTCGACTAAGGACTTGCTCTTCTCACTCAATAATTAATAATATACACTTAACATCATGGCTAACACCTACGTAGACTACACAGCAACAGCAGGGCAGACAGACTTTGCTTTTAATTTTCCGTATCTTGAAGACGAACACATTAAAGTTTACATCAATAGTATAGAGAAACTTCAAAGCGACTTTTCTATATCAACATCTCCCGCTACAAAGATTGTATTAAACGTCCCAGCTACAGGTGGAGAGACAGTCCGAGTTCGTAGGAAGAGTCAACCAAACGACGATCTTGTGGATTTTGTAAACGGTTCTGTATTAACAGAATCTGAATTGGATAGAGGTTATCGACATACCCGTTATCTTGCAGAAGAAGCCAGTGAGTTTGCGTCTGTTTCTTTAGAGCTTGAAGGTGTTTTAGCAGGTAGTCAAATAGAGGACGGTACTGTATCAACCACAAAAATAACAGACGGTGCAATCACTGAGAATAAGTTAGCTGACGGTGCTGTTACTACTGCTAAAATAGCTGACGGTGCTGTTACTACTGCTAAAATAGCTGACGGTGCTGTTACGACAGCTAAGTTAGGTGCAGACGCAGTGGACGGTACTAAGATCGCAGATGATTCCATAGACAGTGAACACTATGTAGATGGTAGTATAGACACCGCACACATAGCTGACGGCTCTGTTACAAGTGGTAAGATTAGTTCAACAGACGCAACATTTAATATACAACCTAATGGTAATGTAGGTATCGGTACATCTTCACCTGATACCAAACTACATATATCTAACAACGGTAGTATTACGATAGATGATTTAGTAGCAGAGAAGTACTGGCGAATTACACCGGGTACTCAACGTATTAGTTTTAAAACATGGGACAATCAAAATTCAATTGTATTTAGATCGGATTCTTCAGGTAATCCTACTCATTGTTTCATAAAGAATAAATTATTAATAGGTACAAATAGCGATGCTTCACCTTCCTATACATTAGATGTAGTAGGTGATATAAACGCTAGTGGAGAGGTTCGTAATAGTGGTGTTATTTTAACTTCTGATGATCGTGTAAAGCACAACGAACAAGTTATATCTAATGCTTTAGAAACTTTGTCAAAGATTACCCCTAAGAAATACATCAAGACAACTGAGATGTATGAAGCTAATCACAACTTCGAATTAGATGCTGACGGTAATCCTGTTGATAAAAAAGTTGAATACAAAGTAGAAGCAGGTGTTATCGCACAAGAAGTACTTCAAGTAGAAGAGTTAGCATTTGCAGTGACTCCTGAAACTAAAGACGAAAACGGAAAAGTTGTTGGACCTCACGGTGTTAATTACAACAGTTTATTTACTTATGCTGTAGCAGCTATTAAGGAACAACAAGCTATCATAGAAGATTTAAAACTTAGAGTAGAGGCTTTAGAAAAGTAATGATCGAATCTATCTCTGGCTTTCTTAACACCATCCTTGTCGTCGCTCTTGGCGTGATTGGGTGGATTATCAAACGTGTTATTGAACGTCTTGATCTCGGAGAGAAAAGAATGACTAAGATAGAGGTGGAATTAGCTGCACAGCGGGAAAGAGATAGAGCTGTTGAAGCACGGATCGCAAAGGTAGAAGAAGCACTTAAAGAAGTTCACACTAAATTAGATCGTATGATGGAGGTATTAGTACAGAGATGAAAAGAAAAAGTAAAAGACCCGGACTTTATGAGAACATGCGAAAACGTAAAGCTTTAGGCATCAGTAGAAGTAAAAGTGAATCTACAGTCAGTGCTAAGGCTTACGCTAATATGGAGCGTGGGTTCCCGAAGAAGTAATGAAGCGTAAGGGTGTCAGTATAAAGAAACCCAAAGGCAAACGCTTTGTTAAAGTTGTCACTAATCCCAAGACTGGAAGAAAGCGTCGCATAGGTTACGGTCAAGCTGGTAAAGCTAAAGGAGGAGGAGATAGAATTAGACCCGGAACAGCTAAAGGCGATGCTTATTGTGCGAGGTCTTTAAAGATAAAAGGAAACTGGAAGAATGATCCTAATAGTCCTAATAGCCTCAGCCGAAAGAAATGGAAGTGCAGAGGGGCTAAATCAGTAGCTTAACATGCCTAGACGTCCTATAGTTCGACCCCATCCATTGTCTGCTCAATATCGGACACTTGGAGCGATTGCGTCGGGCGGTGTTACGGAAGCGATAGCTACGACAGCTGCTGCACAAGCCATCGTCGATTCTATTACAGCTGACCCTGACATCATCGGATTAAGTGGTGGTGATGCACCGTTGAGTGACCCACAGATCGATTCTTTAGGAGCAACTGCTAGTGATAACTTAGATGTTTACGAAGGAGGAGGAGCATAACAAATGGCTACATTTAGTAAAAGAATACAACTTAGAAGGGATACCCCTAGTAACTGGTCGTCTACCAAC